GAGAAGGATTTAAACCTAGTCACTATTGGGAAAATAACTGTCAACCACACTTTCAATACTATCCAGACTATTCTGTCTGCTTATTTCACCAAAAACCAGACATTCATGAACTAGATAAAGATAACCCATTATATAAGATTTGGAATGCGACAGTTTCGTAGATTTTACAGGGATAATTTTGGTGAGTATACTTCATCAGATAAACCAACCTTTAGAGCGGTCAATGTACACGCTCACAATGGATGCAACCTAGCATGTAGGGGGTGCAACCACAATAGTAGTGTTATCGCTCCTGGTAGCAGTATAAACGTAGATCAGATGCTATCTGATCTAGAGACTATTTTGCCCAGAATACATATCTGGAGTCATATTAGTTTACTGGGCGGAGAACCGTTACTGGAACCACGCTGCGGGGAAATACTTACAAAAATTGAGGAGTTGGTAGACTGTAGGATTAAATTGTTTTCTAACGCACTCCTACTTCATAAGAACCAGGACTGGATCATAGATCATATGAAGCGTGGTACTATTGTGCGCTTGAGTATGCACATCAGTCCTATGAGTGCTAAGGGAAAGTTGAACTATAAGAATGTAACAGACTTCATTGAATACGCTGAGGACAAAGTAGATTTAGATTCTACTTTGGAGATTAGTGAACCCTGGAGCGAAAAGTGGTTTGATCAACTAAAATGGGAAGACAATAAGTTTTACCCTTGGGAAGACAATGATTTAGAATCTAGTTTCAAACATTGCACATGTCCTCAGACCCAGATTTATAAAGGTCATCTGTGGAAGTGTGGTAGTATGGGTTATCTAAGTGAAACACTTACGGCAACCAACCAAATTGATGACCCTGCTTGGAGCAAGTATCTAAAGTATAAACCAACTCCTGTAGATGCTCCCATTGAGGAGATCTATAAGTTTGCAGATGGTCAAAACAAGTCTAGTTTTATTTGCAATATGTGTCCTGCTAACCCATCACCGTTTAGAGCACACAGACAATTGGAAGGAGTAAAGAATGTTGTATCACAAACCGATGACCCCGTTTGATACTTATAAACAGTATCTTGCTTTCAAGCAGCACTTTACCAAACCGAAGTTTGATTACTTCCGGTATGGTGCTAACTCGCGGGTAAAACTTGAAACATTTTACAAGCGTAAGGACAGATATTTCTTTGAGAAGACCTCAAGGAAGTATAAAGATGATGAAGTAAAGGCATTTTTCCTTGCTAACTTCACAGCATCAGATAACCCTGATGGACTGTGGATTGGTGAGATGTCTCGCAATGGTGAGAAGGTCTATGAAGCGTGGCAAGCAAGACAGCAAAGTCTTTACTACCGTTTTACACAGGAGGTTGCTAATCTATATGATGAGCATGAACTTAACATATTCTTTGCCTCCAAAGGGCATCCACCTGTGCTAAAATCATACCTTGCTGGAGACACCAGCATTGAAACCATGGCTATCCTGGACTTGATCTTTGGATATTGTGATGATTTCGACAGCAAACTTAAAGATCCAGTATGGGAACGGGTTGGACTAAAAATTAAGAAGTACAAACCGTTTCTAAATATTGATATCTTCAAGTATAAGAAGTACCTGAAGAACTTAGTGGAGTAAAACCATGGGCAAATTTTTCCAGTCAGACATTATCCGTGAAGAACTAGAAGATATTTTCCTAATTCAAAAAGATCTATATAAGGTAATCGTTGACTTTGGTTCTTTCAGTGATGCTGAAAAGCATGAGCACATTGAAAAACTGAAGACACTACTAGACAAACAAGAGGTCATGTGGACTCGCCTCAGTTTGTCTGACGATCCTGAAGCGTTGGAAATGAAAGAGAAGATTCGTATGACTTCTGAAGCCATGGGTTTCAAGGATGTTGATATGAATATTATCTTTAGAAATATGCGAAGAACATTAGAACAACTGCAAGATCGCCTAGAAAATCAATGATACCTAATACCGAAGAAGACTGGTACGCATCATTCGACTTAGGGATAGAGGAAATCAAAATGTTACACAGTCATCTTGACTATGCTATCAAGATGTGGCCTGGTTCTCCTGCTCGTCCGGCGGAGGAGCAGGAATTTTTGCGTTTCATGAAGATGAAACTATCAGCAATCCTTATGCAATACAGTTACGACTGCATTGACATGGACTAAATACAGTGCTATACTATGTGCAGGTGAATAATCCAATTCAATCCACCTAATACTCCGAATATGTCTTTTTCTGATCTTAAGAAAAATTCCCGTCTGGGCAGCCTGACTTCCAAGCTCACCAATGAGATTGAGAAGATGAACAAGGGCAGCACTGGCGGTGCTGATGAACGTCTGTGGAAACTGGACGTTGATAAAGCAGGCAACGGTTATGCTGTTATCCGTTTTCTGCCTGCTCCCAATGGCGAAGAACTGCCTTGGGCAAAGGTATGGTCACACGCTTTCCAAGGTCCTGGTGGTTGGTACATCGAGAACAGTCTGACCACCCTTGGTGGTAAGGATCCTGTCTCAGAGTACAACCGTATCCTGTGGAACAGTGGTGCAGACGAAGATAAAGAACAAGCACGTAAGCAGAAGCGTAAGCTGACTTACATTGCTAACATCTATGTGGTCAAGGACCCAGCTAACCCCCAGAACGAAGGCAAAGTCTTCCTCTACAAGTTCGGCAAAAAGATCTTTGATAAGATCAGTGCTGCTATGCAACCCGAGTTTGAGGACGAGCAAGCCATCGATCCGTTCGACTTCTGGAAGGGTGCTAACTTCAAACTGAAGGCAAAGAACGTTGCTGGTTATCGTAACTACGACAGCAGCGAGTTCGCAAGTCCCGATGCATTGCTCGATGACGACGACGAACTGGAAGCAATCTGGAAGAAGCAGTATTCGCTGGAAGAGTTCACCAAGCAGGACCAATTCAAGTCCTATGATGAACTTGAGAAGCGTATGAATGCTGTGCTCAACCCCAACAACACCCGTCGTGCAGTTGCACCCGAAGTGTTTGATGAAGAGGAAGAGATCCAGACCAAGAGCATCGAACAAATCAAGGAAGAGTCCCGTGTGGTCTCATCCGCTTCTGATGATGACGATGATGTGCTCGCACGTTTCCAACGTCTTGCTGAAGAATGAGACTAAACAATCTTAGGGTTTATTGCAATACTGAGGAAGATCAATCTACTGTATTTGACTTCCTCTTCTATGAATATCAAAATGATATCAAGTATTGTACATGGGAACCTGATGGTGATGATGAGAACCCTGGGACATGGGGGATGTTCATTGATGACTTCCCCCCAGAACTGTGGGACAAATTGGTAGAGTACCTTGAAGGCGAGGACTCTTGGGCACTTGATGAAGAAGTCTCAATGTCTTTGGATGACGAAGACGCTGGTGTCTACAAATCATACAATGAGTGATACCAAAATCGACTTTTAGTTTCATAAATTGCTGGAAAAAAATCCCGGCAAAAAATTCCAAATAGGTTTTTTCAGGGGTCAAGCAATTGACCCCTTTTTTTATGCAAATGGGTTTCTTACAGCAGTCACATCACTTTCAAATTTCTTCGTATCACCTTCATAAGAAATACGATCAACATAATAGTTTTCGTAAGTTAGATTGACTGTTGTTTGAATTAGTTGTGCTCCACCATATTGCACTGGTGCAGGAACAACACTTCTAGGGAATGCACCAGTCAAATTATAAGTGATTGTGCTTGGCGGAACCGATAGATTTGCTTCTACAGTATCAAAGTCCTGATTTGCTTGAATAATTAGTTTATTGCTATCTGAGAACGCTTCCCGACTAAATGCAGAAATTTGTACGTTGCACTTGTATTCTTCTGGGTACTTCATTTTTCTATATGAAGCAGTTGCGTCAATTCGTTCTTTTGTAGAAGAACCATGCCCACCACCCGCAATATATGTTGGTGAGATGAACTCTAACCAAGCATTGAAGAGGTCATTAGTATAATAGTCTTGCTGGGTGAAGAATACTAATTGAATATCTGGAAATTGTCTATAATATGCATACTTACTAACAACACCCTGTCTTAGACCCCTTGCTTCACCAACTTGTAGGTCAGAACCTGGAAGAACTGCTTGTGAGCAGAATAAAGCCATGTAATCGCCAGGATTACTTGTAGTATTGGGTCTGTGCTGATTGAGAAAATTTTTCAGGTTACCCGATGTGGTATTGAAGTCAATCCAGACATCATATAGGTTGTTAAACGCTGGTACAATGCTATTTTTAGCACCTAGATTGTACAATTCCCACGACGGCACATAGTATCTCTTTTCTGTAATTACATTTTGACTACTCTTTGCCATCTAAATACAAGGACGTTTATATAGTATGTATGTCGTATAAGGGTAAGTTCCGTCCTCAAAATCCTCAAAAGTATCGTGGCGACCCAACCAATATCATCTATCGTTCTTCTTGGGAGTTGAAATTTTGTCGATATTGCGACACCAACAAGAATATTCTGAAGTGGTGGTCGGAAGAACTTGCTATTCCTTACAAGTCACCCATCGACAATAGAATTCATAAGTATTTCCCAGACTTCTATATCAAATATGTTGATATCAAGGGAAATGTGAAAGAAAGTTTGATTGAAATCAAACCTGCTAAACAAGTTAGAGAACCCAAAAAGCAGAAAGTACGATCAAAGAAGTATGTGTCTGAAGTAGTTGAATATGCTAAAAATCAGGCAAAATGGGAAGCAGCAAAAGACTATTGTGATGATCGTAAGTGGGAATTCAAAGTCCTAACGGAGCACGACCTTGGAATATAAGTCACAGTTTCCAGAATCTGAAATAACATCTATCGTCAAAGTAGGACATTTGATGATGTTTCGCTATGAGGCAGTGACTGCTAATAAAAGAGCATATGATAGAAATCCATTGTGCTATATTGTTATTGATGAGGATGATATATTCTATGGAATGAATTTGCACTACTATAAACCATCAGATAGACTTGCTATTGTCGAAATGCTTCGGGAAACGGAGCAAAGTGATAATCAAAATTGGGAGTCTTTCTTCTTTGGTAGCAAAGGGTTCCATAAATACCTGAAGAATGAAGTAGAAAGTAACTTTATAGATATTGCCCCTACCGAATGGGGTAAAGCAGTAGAACTTCCCGCTGCTGAGTTTGTAAGGTCTTTCCGTGGAACTGAAATGCCCGTCAATCCTAGGAGTATCTGGTAAATGGCTTGCAAACCGATCATAAACGAACCTTGTGAAAAAAGGATTCAGTTTCAAGAAGGCGGGAAGACTTATGATGCATATATTTCTTATGATACTGGTGGAACAGATTTTCTAAAAATTCTTCGCATCCAAGAACGTGGATTTTTTAAACCACCATTAGAACCAAAACAACCTGGTGGTGTTGATGGTGATTATGAAAAGCTACTTGCAACAACAGAACTTCAAGATGTTTATAGAAGAGATCTTAGTACGCTGAAGGCAAAAGTTAATGCTCTTAGTGGAAATACAAAGGAAGTTGTAGAAGAGGCATTATCTCGTTCTGGTCCTCTTAACGCTAAGGGTATCACTGATGTTCAAGAAGCGTGGAACAGTACAAACGCGGGAACGAAACAAGGACCTATATTCAATCCAGCACCAAACCCAGGCACTGCTGTACCAACTGCAGGACCTGCACCAAAACCCAATAACGTAGTTCTTCCAGAAGTTATCAAAAAACTTCAAGAAACTGCAGATCAGGAAAGGCAATTATTGTTGCTTCCTGGTGAACAGCAATTTGCAGTTCAATATCCTGCAGATGCATATTATGAAAATTCTCAGGATAGTGTAGTAATTGAGCAATTTACATATAGGGCACCTCAAGAAAGTATATTGATTGGCGATGATGGATCTATTCAGACAGCAAATCCATTTCAAACTTTCGCCCAAGGTCTCCGAAGAAATTCTAATTTAAGGGAGTCTGTAGGAACAGTAAGACTCCCTATTCCCAATCAACTTGCTATGAGTGATGGTGTTGACTGGGGGCAAAGAAAAGCAAATGCATTTGAGGCAGGTGCATTTTACACTGCTATGGGTCTTGCTGGTACAGTAGTTAGTGGTAACTTTCTGAAAGCAGCGGGTGCGGCTGGTAATGTTCTTGGACAAGCAGCAAGTTTTGTTGGTCAAGGTGGTTTAAGTACAGGTACTCCTTCAGGAACACTATTCACAGCACTAGCGGCACAGTATGGACTGAGTAAAGTTGGTATTAATGTTGATCCTGCTCAGTTCATCACAAGAGCAACAGGAACAACAATTAACCCAAATCTTGAGTTGTTGTTTGGTGGTCCAAAACTTCGCAATTTTAGTTTAAGTTTTGAGTTTGCTCCAGATAATCAAACAGACGCAACCAATGCTAGAAGAATTATTCGCTTTTTCAAGCAAGGTATGGCTCCCAAAAGGTTGGGAGAAAATCTAATTTTTATTGGGTCTCCTAATGTATTCCGTGTTAAATATAAAAACGGGAATCGGGATATTAAAGGTATCAACGCACATAAAATTTGTGCTTTGACTACTTGTGAAGTCAATTATACTCCTGATGGCGTGTATCAATCATATGATGATCCTCAGGCAGTGTCTCAACCTGTGAAGACTATTATGACCCTTTCGTTTACAGAATTGACCCCGATCTTTGCAAGTGACTATGATCCAAACAGTACGGAGCCTTCCGTTGCTGATGATGCTCAAGTTAAATTCGATCCAGACAGTATAGGTTTCTAAAATGGCTAAAGGATATTTTTCTTACTTCTCAAACTTAGAATTACCTTCCTTTACAGATGGTCGTAATTCCAGTTACGATTATGTAACTGTGAAGAACCTATTTCGTCGTGGAAAAATTAGGGAAGATTTTTTCCAGAATGCAACAGTATTTGATAAGTATTCGATCACTGGTGATGAGCGTCCAGATGAAGTCGCTAATAAAGTCTATGGTTCTCCCTTGTTAGATTGGGTTGTTCTAATTTCTAACAACGTCATCAATATTCGTGATGAATGGCCAATGGGTCAGACTGATTTCAACAACTATCTTGATGATAAGTACAGTCAAGACCAGTTGAATGAAATTCATCATTATGAAACAAAAGAACTAAAAGACGCTACTGGTAGTGTTCTACTTTCTTCTGGTCTGGTGGTAGATCAAAGTTATATCTTCATGTATACTGATCTATACGGAGATTTGCAAACAGTATCTGGATCTGATGTGGTAACTTCAGTTTCTTATTTTGATTATGAGCAAACGAAAAATGATGATAAGAGGTCTATTTTTATCCTGAGACCAGAGTATCTACAAACTGTAATTGATGATATGCGAGATATTATGACTTACACTGATAGTTCTCAATATATTGATAAGCGTACCAAAAAAGGTGCGAATGTGAGGATCTTAGATCCCCGCTAAATAAAGCCGATGATTTGAAATTCTATGCCATTACCAAAGGTTGTTACTCCTTCGTTTGAACTGAACTTGATTTCAACCGGCAAGACTGTAAAATACCGTCCATTCCTAGTCAAGGAAGAAAAGGTTCTACTGATTGCTACCGAACGCGGGACTGAAAAAGATATTACTAATGCCGTAAAAGATGTTCTTAATGCTTGCATCCAAACTCGTGGTGTAAAAGCAGAGAACCTACCTAGTTTTGATCTGGAATATCTATTCCTGAACATTCGTGGTAAGTCGGTTGGTGAAAGCGTTGAAATTTTAGTTACTTGTAAGGATGATAATGAGACCCAGGTTCCACTGACGGTCAGACTATCTGATATTACACTTGCTACACCAGAAGAGCACACTGATACTATTGATTTGGGTGGTGGTATTTTCCTTAAAATGAAGTACCCATCACTTCAACAATTTGTTGAAAATAACTTTGTAGTATCTGATGCTGGATCAAACCAAAACTTGATCGATAAAGCATTCAAAGCAATTGCTTCTTGTATTGAAAGTGTTTATCAGGGTGAGGAAGCATGGAGTGCATCTGACTGCACCGAAAAAGAACTGGTTGAGTTCCTTGAGCAGTTAGATTCTGTTAGGTTCTCAAAGGTCGAAGAGTTCTTCACGACAATGCCAAGGTTGTCTTATCGTACTACGGTCAAAAATCCCAAAACTGAAGTTGAATCAGAAGTCGTCATTGAGGGCTTATCTAATTTTTTCGCATAATGCTATATCACACAAGTTTGGACTCATACTTTGAGGACAACTTTGCTCTGATGCAACATCACAATTGGAGCTTGAGTGATATGGAAAATATGATGCCGTGGGAACGAGAAATCTATGTGAAATATCTTGAGAATTACTTGGAGAAAAAACGTTTAGAAGCCGAGCAAGCAGCGAATGCAGCAACTTAGTTACATTCCATCTATTAATATGCCTCGCCCCGGTCAAAAGACTAGGCAGGAGGCAGCTCGGATGTGGGCACTAGGACAATCTGCTGAGAAAAACCAAAAGCGATTGTTAACGTTGGCGTCTCCACAGACGCAAATGCTTGCTTCATGGAAACCTAGTAAATCAGAACCTGCTTTGGGTGAAGGTCAGGGTCCAGACATCCAACGTAGAATGTCTGCTGCCTTTGATAGACTAGAAGCAGAAAAACTAGTACAAGAAACTGCAACAAAGGTAGATAGTAAAACTACCAGACAATTAGGAAAACTGGTTCTAGAATTTGAGCAAGTCAATAATAATTTGTTAGGTATTCAGAAAGGAATTAAGAAAGATATTAGAGAAAGAAATAAGTTTTTCGATAAAAAAAAGAAATTACAAGAAAAGGAAGAAAAAGAACTGAAGTCCCTGAAGGGGGCATTCTTTGGATTCCGTGCAAGAGTTGGTGCTGTTAGTGGTGCTATTGCCCTAAAAGAACTTGCAGAAGGTGATGTTGCAGGTGCTGTTCAACCTGCTGCTGTTGCCGTCGCATCATTCCTACCAGAGATCGTCAACATCACCTCATCTGTGGTCCTAGGAGGACTTGCTCTAAGGGGTCTAGGGGGCGGCAGAGGACGTGTTGCTGCTACTGCTGGTGCTCGTGCTCCTAGGGTCCGTGGAGGCGGCAGAGCAGGTCTCCTGTTGGGTGCTGGTGGTCTGGCTCTTGGTGCCGCTGGTATGGGAATGCTTGGTGGTGATAGTGAAGAACGAAGACAGGAACTAGTTGCTCAGGCAACGGCAGAAAATACTATTGCTCCAGAAGATGTAAATAGATTTTCTTCTCAACTGACCAGATTCAATAAGGTCATTGATCTAATGTTGCAGAGGATGAAAGGTAAGGATGATCCTACATTCACTCCTCATAAAGATGAAACTGGAATTATACAAACATCTAATAAAGTTCCTGGTAGAAAACCATTAATGGGTGCCGGTGGTAATGTATTCAGTCAGATTGATGTTAATGATCCAGAAGCAAAGGCATTTATTGCAACTGTAAGACAACTAGAAGGAACCGCAGGACCGGAGGGATATAATACTTGGTTTGGTAGAAGGTCCGACATGGATCTTTCCAAGATGACTGTTAGTCAGGTTGTAGCAGAACAGAAGCGAAGACTTGCAACTGGTGAAGCAACTTATGGTAAATATACTTCCGCTGCTGTAGGTGCTGGTCAGTTTATGAAACCAGAGGAAACAGTTCGTGAAATGGGATTGGATCCTGATAAGGTAAAATATACACCAGAATTGCAGAACAAGATGATCTTGTTCCAATCAATGAAACGTCGTGGCGTTGATCCTACCAAACCATTGTCCATTGAGGATGTTAGAAAACTTGGTAAGGAATGGGCAAGTTTTACACCACATTATGGACAAACTGATAGAACTGCTGGTGAATCTTTGCGTACTTATAACCGGAACTTAGAAAAAGCAAGGCAACTACAATCTACGGCACCTACAACAGGACAACCCATGCTTATGAACTTAACTGTTCCTGGGCAAACTCAGACTGTAACACAGGCACCACCACAGCAGGTTGAGTCACAATCAACACCATACATTGATACGAATTATCCTAGTAATGATAGATTTGCTTCTAATCTACTACTTGGAGCATTCGCATGAACTATCTAAAGTTATCTTCAGTAGCACAGCAAACTGGTAGAAGTGCAGTTGATCTACAAAAGTTCTTTGCACAAAGCCAGAAAGAACTTGTTGTTCAGCAAAAAGAAGAACTAAAGCAAGAAGAAAAACTTATTGCTACTAGAAAAGACGTATTCAGATCTCTTCTAGATCAAGTAGAAGAAGCAAAGAACGCACAATCAAAGAACAGTCCTTTAGGAACACTTTTAGGTGCTCTTGGATTAGGTGGTCTTGCTTCAGGTCTAAAAAGTATCAAAGCACCAAAACCAAGTGTTCCTAAACTTCCAACGGGTGTAAAAATCCCCAAACCAAATCTTGGTGGTATCAAATCACCAAGGGTTCCTAAAGTTGGTCTTGGTCGTGCTATCCCTGGTCTCAATATTGCCTTGACTGGTGTTGATTTTATTCAGCGAAAGCAGGAAGGACAGACCAATCTACAGGCAGGAGCAGGCGCTGTAGGCGGTCTAGCAGGTGCTCTAGCAGGTGGTAAAGCGGGCGCAGCACTTGGTGCTGGTATTGGTGCTCTATTCGGCGGTGTAGGCGCTGCTCCAGGTGCCCTGATCGGTGGTCTGCTTGGTAGTGTTGCTGGTGGTTTTGCTGGTAGTGGTCTTGCAGATACTTTGACTGGTGCTAATTCCACTGATGAAAGAGTAGCACAATTGCGAAGAGAAAAACTTAACCTTGGACCATCAAAGTTTTCGTCAGCGTTGGATCAATTTGATGTTGCTATCAACAATCTGACTAAGTTAGCTGCTTCACTTGGTGTAACTGAAACTAAACTAAAAAAACTGGACGGTAGTCGTGATCTCACAGGTCCAGGAGAACAACCTAAGGATGAACGTTCCCTTGAAGACATTATCAATGAACCATATACTGCCGATCAAATTGATGATACAGAAACATCACCAGCACCAGATGGTGGATCTTATATACCAGATCCAGAAATCTTCAGCAAACCAAGTACACCAATGCCGGATGCATCTAGACCGGGTGCATTATCTGATCCATCTAATCCAGATAGTCCAAGAATTGGTGAGCAGGTTGGTGCTGCTCCGATGCCTCAGACGGGCAGCACTTTACTAGCAGTGTCCGAGACCTTTATTAAAGAAACTGAAATGTCTGCCGGACAGGACAGTGTATTGATGATCAATAATCAACCAAATACTGTGGTGGCGATGTCTCCACAGATGCAACAACCTATGGGTGGAGGCGGATTTACTCCACCATCATCCTACGATAATGCAACTAAATACGCACAGATGATCAGTAGTTTGACGAGATAATATGTCCCTGTTTTCGTCTGGACATAAGATTATAGATTTTGCTGTGGTTCCACCTAATGGAGGCACACCTGTTGATATGCGTTTACAGACTGGTTTGATTTCATACTATGAAGACGTAACTGATTCATCTTTGCATATCACTGTAGACATTCAGGATACTGCAGGATTTCTAGCACTTGTTCCAATTCGTAGTGGATCGGAAGTAATACTAAGAATTGAGCATCCAAGTGGTGAAATAGATTTCCTAAACGAACCGCTGTATATTTCTAATATTGTTGGAAATAATTCATCATCCAAGCGTGAATTTTACACGCTAGAATTAGTAACAAAAGGAGCAATATCAAACCATACACATAGAATATATAAAAAGTATAAAGGAAAGATTAGCGATTCTATCCGAAAGATTCTGACGGAAGACATCGATATTTCCAAAGACAGAATTGTAGAAATTGAGGACACGTCAAATGAATATTCTTTCATGGGCAATTACAAAAGACCCTTGTTTAGTTGCACCTGGCTGTGTCCTAAATCTATTCCTCAAGTCAACAATCAAAACGATACTGGTACGGCTGGTTACCTATTTTACGAAGCGTTAGATGGATATCACTTCAGGAGTATCGATAATGTATTCAAGAAAAAAGAAAACGCACCAAAATATTTTTTCAGCGAAAGTGCAGACGCACTAGATGTAAAAAATAATTTTAGGATATCCACACCACCAGTCTGGAATACAAACAACGATATCCTAGATAAATTAAGACGCGGGACATATAAAGCAACTACAGTATACATCAACGCCATTACAAAAGAACCCGATTCTTACGACTATAATCTGAAAGGCAGCATCAATAATCAGATGCAATTGGCAAATGATGATGAAGTTATTCCAACACAATTTCAAGAAAGAGCGTCTAGAATTATGCTATCCGTACAGGATGCGGGTACACTATCGGAGAAGGGTGATCTAAAGACACCACAAGATCAGAATTTATATCAGGCACAAGGACATGCTCGCTATGCGATGCTGTTTTCTCAGATGTTAAATATAACAGTACCTATGAACTTGAATCTGAATTGTGGTGATATGATCCATTGCAAGTTTCCTAAAATTAACATGGAAGCTACAGATTATGGCGATAATCCAAATTCTGGATATTATATGATCAAGTCATTAGCACATAAATTCTCTGCAGATGGTGACTTTACTGGATTACAATTAGTAAGAGATTCCTACACAGAGCTATCATGAAATCAATCGAACTACACATCGAAAAGAACGAAGACGCACTCTATGATCCTGGTATTTCCAGCCAGCGTCGTAGGTTCCTTGAAGCAGAACTACACGATCTGCAGGATTACAAAGAAGCACACCCTGAGGATCACCATGATCCCACATCGCTGGAACTATTTTGCGACAAAAATCCAGATGCTGTTGAGTGCAGAATTTACGAGAACTAAATGCTTGAACAACGCCTGTCTAAAATTGATTTTTTAGGTGAAGATGGACTACATTGGTTCATCGGACAGGTCACCGTAGATGCAAACTGGCGTGAATTCAGCGAAAAGTACGGATACCGTGCTAAAGTTAGAATCCTAGGTCATCATCCTGCTTCGGATGAGGTCAAAGATGAAGAATTGCCTTGGGCACATTTTCTAGTACCACCAAACCTTGGTGCGGGAAAAAACTTTGGTGGTTCTAGTTTTGCTTTGCAAGGTGGAGAAACCTGTATTGGTTTCTTCCTTGATGGTGAAGATGCCCAGCAACCAGTTATTCTGGGTGCTCTATTCAGTTC